ATGTAACCGATAATAGTAGTTGGGAAAAATATAAAAAAGAAAATTCTAAAAGTGTAGAGGAGGCATATGGTAAAAGAGGACCTAGTTCTTACACTTTTAAAAACCCTAACGATTCTAAGAAGTTTATAAAGGCTGCAATGAATGCGGGGTTAAATAAAAAATACATAAGAGTTCAAAAAAATAAAGTAACGATTGATGATATCAAAAATTCTGATATGGAAGAAATGCTTTATTTCATGGCAAAGGATATGAAAGCAACCACCAGATAAGGATAAAAAAATGACAATCATTAAAGCAATACAAGAGGTTTTAAACAGCAATGATGTAGTAATATTTGAGACTAAAAACGGCTCAAGTATACATATTACGCCAGAGAATGCAGAATATATAGTCTCCGTACATGATCATTTAACCAAGAGCAATCAGGAAAAAATGAGAAGTTTGATGGAAAATTCAGATGAAGATTATATTCGGATTCTAAACTTTTGTGAAAATCAAGATGCTAACGAAGAGGAATAAAACATGTCAACAAAGAGTATAATTGATGATCTATTATTAGGAAATCTTTCTAAAGCCAAAATAAAAACAGAAAATACTTTATATCTGAAAATGAAAGAGGCTTTAGAAGATATTAAAGCACAAGTATCGTCTGGTGTTTATTCTGATTATATTGGTTCTCCCTCTACTTCTGTAAATGAAAAAAAGAAATTAGATCCTGTTGGTAAGGAAGATGATGACATCGATAATGACGGCGATTCTGATGAGAGTGATTCATATTTAAGAAACAGAAGAAAAGTAGTTACAAAAGCAATCAATAAAATACCAAAGTTAAACATTGATGATGCTGGTGTCAATCAGTACGGAAATAAGATAATTCACCACAATAAACCTGAGTGGCTTAAGAAGGCGCAGGCAAAAAGAAAGAAGAAGAATGAATCCGTTGAACTGGATGAAGATGGGAGTAACAGATGAAACTAATCACAGAAATGAATGAAGATGTTCATTATCTAATTGAAGAGGATACTCAGACCGGAAAGAAAAACCATTTCATTCATGGTGTTTTTATGCAGGCTGAACAAAAGAATAGGAACGGAAGAATATATTCTAAACCTATTCTTGAAAAAGAAATAAAGAGATATGGTGAAACTTTTGTTAGTAAGAATCGTGCAATGGGTGAACTTAATCACCCCCAAGGTCCCACTGTGAATCTTGATCGTGTTTCTCATATGATTAAAGATCTTAAATTTGAAGGTAACAATGTGATGGGTAAAGCAAAACTTCTTGATACCCCTATGGGCAACATTGCTAAAAACCTTATAAATGAAGGCGCACAACTTGGAGTATCATCTAGAGGAATGGGAACTCTAGAACAAAAAAATGGCACAAATTATGTTAAAGATGACTTTATGTTATCTGCTGTTGACCTTGTTGCTGATCCTTCTGCACCAGGCGCATTTGTAAATGGTATAATGGAAGGTAAGGAATGGATTTGGGATAATGGCGTTATTAAAGAAAAGAATATTGACGAGTATCATCAAATGATTAAAAAAGCATCAAAGAGAGAATTAGAAGAAAAGGCAATTTTTGCGTTTAAAGACTTTCTTTCAAAAATTTAATTTTATAAATATTAGTATATGATCCCAAGATCAATTAAGGAGTTCAGGAATGTCCGAATATGACAACGACTATAATGGATTAAATGAGGCTGGTACAGAAACACCAACTCTCGACACCAAATCAGAAGAGGATCCTAAACTGTATCAAGATGCAGAGGGTGGACATGCTAAGATTGATACTGATCAAGGCACGGAAGGTAAAGATAAGCAAAATAAAGCATCTATTGCTGGTAAAGTCCGTGGTCCAGAATCAATTCAACTCCCTGTTCCAAGTGGAACTCCTGAAGAGAGAATGGAGGAACACTTAAAAGCATTGTTTGATGGTGAAGAGTTATCAGAAGCATTTCAAAATAAAGCAGTTACTATTTTTGAAGCGGCAATTAATGAAAGAATGAAAGAGGTTGAATCATATCTTCTTGAGCAGTATGAAAGCATTCTAGGAGAAAATATAGAGAGCATTTCAAATGATTTATCAGAAAAGTTAGATGACTATCTAAACTATGTCGTTGAACAATGGATGAAAGAGAATGAACTTGCTATTGAAGGTGGGATTCGCACAGATATTGCCGAAAACTTTATCTCAGGATTAAAAGTTCTCTTTGAGAATTCTTGGATCGATGTTCCTGATGAAAAATATGATATGTTATCTGAAATAGAAGATAATAAGAATAATCTTGAAGAGCATTTAAATAATGCACTACAAGAGAATATTCAACTCCATAAAGAAGTATTAGCACACCGATGCGGTGAAATTTTTACAGAAGAGGCAGATGGTCTTACAGACTATGAAGTTGAGAAACTAGCATCTCTAACTGAGGGTATTGAATTTGAAAACGAAAATCAATACAGAGAAAAGGTTCAGATTCTAAGAGAAAGTTATTTCAATAAGTCTGCACCTACTATTAATGAAGAATACGAATCAACAATAGAAGACACCTCAATTGATGATGGTGGACCTATGGATAATTATATGAATACTTTAAGTAGACACTCACATTACAATAAGACATCTTGAAGCCTGAGAATTTATATATAAAAGGAAATCACGAGTCAAAAGGAGAATCGATAATGGATTTCAACCAAAATAACACACCGTATGATCAGTTAGCGGAGAAGTGGTCTCCAGTGCTAAATCATCCTGATCTCATGCCTATTGAAGACAGTTACAAGCAAAAAGTAACTGCTGTTCTCTTAGAGAACCAAGAACGTGCATTACGAGAAGCAAACCTATATGAAATCACTAACCAAATGGGTGCTGGTGGTTTTAGTGTTTCTGCTGCTGCTGATAACGCAAGTGCAAACAATCTTGCTGGTTATGACCCAGTTCTAATCAGCCTTGTTCGTCGTTCAATGCCTAACCTAATGGCATATGACCTTGCTGGTGTTCAACCTATGAGCGCCCCCACTGGTTTGATCTTCGCCATGCGTGCAAGATACGACAACCAGAGTGGTGCAGAGGCTCTCTATCAGGAAGCATTCGCTAAGTTCTCTGGTGCAGGTGCTACTGCAACTGGCGCAGCATTCAGTTCAACTGGTGGTGTTGATCCTACAGATACTAGTCTCGCCCTTGATGGTTTCCGTGCAATGCTCACTGCAACTGCTGAAGGTTTATCCAACAGCGGTGATGTATTCAAGGAAATGGCATTCACTATTGAGAGAGTTGCTGTGGAAGCAAAGACTCGCGCCCTAAAGGCAGAGTACACCACTGAACTCGCTCAGGACCTCAAAGCAGTCCACGGACTAGACGCCGAGACTGAACTTGCTAATATTCTTAGCACCGAGATCCTAACTGAAATTAACCGCGAACTCATTCGCAGCATCTACACTAGTGCTAAGGATGGTGCCCAACATGCGGATCTAACTGTTGCGGGTACTTATGACCTTAACACTGACTCTGATGGACGTTGGAGTGCAGAACGCTTCCGTGGACTTATGTTCCAGTTAGAGCGTGAAGCAAACCTCATCGCCAAGCAGACCCGTCGTGGTAAGGGTAACTTTGTAGTTTGCTCTTCGGATGTTGCTTCTGCACTCGCAATGGGTGGTTGGTTACAACTCTCACCTGCTCTAAACAATTCATTAGAAGTTGATGATACTGGTAACACCTTCGTGGGTACACTAAATGGTAAGATGAAAGTTTATATTGATCCATATAGTGCCACTACTAATCAAGCAAATACTACTGATTATAACTTCGCATGTGTTGGTTACAGAGGTAGCAGCCCATACGATGCTGGACTTTTCTACTGTCCATACGTCCCACTCCAGATGGTGCGTGCAGTAGGTGAGAACACCTTCCAGCCCAAGATCGGATTCAAGACTCGTTACGGAATGGTTGCAAACCCATTCGCTCATGATGACGGTACAACCGTAAGCGTCGGTTCTGGTAAGAACGTCTACTACAGACTCTTCACCATCTCCAACCTACACGGTAACACTGCTTGATTAAAGTAAATTGATACTTGGGAAAAGGGGAGTCCTTAAGGACTCCCCTTTTCTTTTATACATATCATAGGAGAACCTTCTTATGGCGTATGAATCAGAACAATCATATAATTATGAAGGTGCTGTAGAAGGGTTTGCTGGTGGATATACTGGTGCATACCCAGGCTATACGGGGCCTGGAATTCCAGATATAACAAGAGTAAGAAATCCCAGACAACCAGACACAAATAACTATCTTTTTAATAATTATTTCAAATTAGAAATTACACGACTTCCCACTGTAACTTATTTTTGCCAGTCTGCAAGTCTTCCTTCAATAACTCTTACCCCGGTAGAGCAGCCAACTACTTTAGGAATTAAACAAAAATGGATAGGCGGTGTATATTCATATGAAGATCTCTCAGTTTCTTTTGTAGTCGATGAGAATCTTAAAAATTGGCTAGAAGTATATGAATGGATGGAATCTATAGGAAATCTTATTGATAATAAAACTGCAATCGCAGGATATCAAAATGATGATTTTTTTT